GTTTCCTTCGTACCACTCTCTTGATCTAACAGCAGCTACAGACCGTTTTCCTGTATCACTACAGAGAAGCGTTCTGCAACTGTTCTTAGGTAAGGAGAAGGCGGACGCGTGGAAGTATATCATGACCCTACCTCTGCAAACGCCTACAGGTGAAACAATCTCTTACGAGGTTGGTCAGCCTATGGGTGCTTACAGTAGTTGGGCCATGTTTACTCTATGTCATCACATTGTCGTCCAATATTCAGCTCATCAAGCTGGGAAACCAACTTGATTCTCTGAATATAGACTTCTAGGTGATGATGTAGTAATCATGGACACGGACGTAGCAACCAAGTATAGAGAGAATATGTCGTCACTCGGTGTAGAAATATCTCCGACTAAATCACATGTGTCAAACGACACCTTTGAGTTAGCCAAGAGATGGTTCTACAAGGGTAACGAGATATCTCCCTTCCCTTTAAATGGTATGATAGAAAATGTCTCTAGTCCTCACGGATTAGCTACAGAAATCTATGATGCCATTAAGAAAGGTTGGTCTACTAACCTGTGCCAAGGTATCCCGAGTGGTAATGATATTATTAGACTGCTTTCAATGTTAGGGTGGTCTAAACGTTCGATACGTTTAAGAGCACCTGACATTGAATGCTACCTTCATATGTTAATTATCTCAAACCATGAAGGGGGTATGGACGGAGACAGGTCAATACGATTTCTCGCAAGCCTGCTCGGCCATCCAACCACCATGGGAGATATTTCCCCTTGGGCTGAAGAGCTCAAGGATATTATCAAAGATATTAAAACTGAAGGGATAACTAACAGTATCACGAGCGCGCTAAATAAAAATGCTCAAAGCACACAAAGTGCAATGCTCATGTATATTGAACTCGCTCGGGTATGTGATCCACTAATCAACCCAATGCCGATAGCTCTAGCTGTACCTTATTTGAGGGTTCTGGGTCTTCAGACTCAGAGACTTCAACAAGGTCTAGCCGATCTCCAGGCTGGTAATTTCG